ACAATCCAGCCCTTGAAAGTTGACATTTCTTGATTTTCTAAACCGTAAATTTTCTTGATGAAATAATTTAAAGGTTCGCAAGCTTCGTGTGTTAAATCTTCAATTGCTTTTGTTTTCATAATTCGAGCCATTCCCGCAATTCTTAATAAATCGGCGTAAGCTTGGTCTTTTTTAAGTTCTGTTTTTAAGTTTTCATTTTTCATATTTTGTTTTTTTAAAGTTAATATTAATTGTTATTATAATTTATTGATAAAGTAAGCTAGGGACGCAAAAGAGAATAAAGTTAAAGCACAAATTAAAATTAATTGGATTTCTACGAGAATTTGAACAGTCATATTTTTTTTATTTGAGTTAATATTTAATAATTATAGTTTAAAATAAGACAAAATGATAAAATTTTCCCAGTGTGCAAAGTAATAAATTTATTGGTTTGTATTATATTTTTATTATCTAATTTATTATTAAGATATTCTTTTATTGCTTTAAGAGCAAGAAATTCTAAATCGCTAAAACGATATTTTCGCGGGGTTCCATTACCTAAAATATCACTGGACCACTTGTCGCAAGTGTTGTCATTATAACTTATTTTAACTGATAATTTATCGCCATTTTTTAATTTAGCTATTTCAATAGATTGTAAGTTTTGCATATTTTGTTTTTATTAAGTTAATATTTGAAAGAAATTAATTTCATTTCATAAAACATATAATAAAACATTAAATTATTAATTGCAAGCGAATAAATGAATTATTTTAATGATTGTTCAAAATGAGATAAGACTAGAGAGACAAGGGCTTGCGGGACTATTAAAAGATAATGTTAAAAAAAAGATTAAAAAAAGTTTGTGAATAAAATGTTTTAAAATGTGATTAAAAAGAGTGAATTATTAGAAGTTAATAAGAATTAATTTAAAGAAAATGATGTCAAGAAATATTTTAATAAATTAATAAAAAAGTTTATATTGTATCAAAATAAATTGAGTGTTGAGAGAGTAAGATAAAAACCCTTTAATTGCCTTTAGAGATTAGAGAGAGTAAAAGGAAAAAATAAATTGACAAAGTGAAATCATGTGATAGGATACAAAAAAACAAAAACAAAATAAATAAACTAAACAAAAATAGTTTAGTTAAACAAAAGAAAAAATAAAAAGCTCTTTCCTAATTGTGTATAATGTTTCTTTTTTTTGCTTACTTTTTTTTCTTTAAGTTTAGTAAAATTAGCATTTGCTAGTATTAGCTATAAATTAAGTTTACATAATCTATTACAAGAAATCTATTGACAAAAGAAGTTTGCATAATTAATTTAAAAATAATTGTTAGAGAGATAAGATTTATTATTGATTTAAAAAGAATGATTAATGATAAATTGAGATTCAATTTGATATTGATAATGATTAAAAGTTTTATCTCACTCTAAATATCACACGCGCGCGTTATCTAATTTGTAAAAAAATGCATGATTTAAAAGAAATAAAAAAAAAGGAATTATCTAAATCTGACTCATTTGAATTATTATCGAATAATCTAGAATATGTATTAAATCAAATTAGTAAGAATGTTAGTTATGCTACTCTTGCTAAAGAATTTAATATTAATGTAGCTAATCTATGCTTCTTTCTTAATCAAAATGAGATACGCGAAAAAAAAGAGGTTGCTTTACAAATAGCATCTTATAAAATAATTGACGAAGCTAAAGAATATCTTGAATCAATAGACGCTGATGACACTAACGCAAGCGTTAGAAAGAAGTGCGAATTATCACAATTCTCAACATATATCGCAAAAGTAAAGAATCGCAAAGAATTTGATTTAAATTATAAAACTAACGACTTAGAACGAGTTGAACCCGTTGCGTTTAATATAACTCTAACTAATAAATAATCTTGGAAGTATCATTGCACAAGCGACAATCTGATTGCTTTACTTCTAAAGCTACTGAGATTTTATACGGTGGAGCGGCTGGAGGGGGTAAATCTCACGCAATGAGAATTATTGCAATCTTTTACGCTCTCAGTGTCTCAAATATTCAAATTTACTTGTTTCGTCGATTGTCTGAAGATCTTAAAAAGAATCATTTAGACGGCTCGAGCGGGTTTACTAGCTTATTGAGTGAATATATCGATTCTGGTTTTTGTCGAATAAATGCAAGCACCGCGCAAATTATCTTCAAAAATGGCTCGAAAATCAATCTTTGCCATTGTCAATATGATAAAGATGTCTTGAAGTATTTAGGGGTTGAGATTAACTTGCTTCTAATAGATGAGCTTACAACTTTTAGCGAACATATTTATAAATTTCTTAGAAGTCGTGTAAGGTTGGGCGGGTTAAAAATTCCTGATAGTCTTAAACAAACATTGCCTAAAATTATCGCTTCTAGTAATCCCGGGGGAGTTGGTCACGAATTTGTTAAATCTTATTTCATTGAAAATAAAGAGCCAATTAAGCTTTACAGAATGCCAAAAGAAGATGGCGGAATGCTTCGGCAATTCATACCTGCCAAGCTCTCAGACAATCCAACAATGACAGAAAATGACCCTTTATATGCTGAGAAACTTTTAGGACTTGGTGGAGCGTTAGCAAAAGCAATGTTAGAAGGTGATTGGGACGCTATTGAGGGGGCTTATTTCGATACATTTGATGCTTCAAAACATGTATTAGATTATGTAAATATTCCTCATGATTGGTTTAAAATCCGTGCTTTCGATTGGGGCTATTCTAAACCCTTTTGTGTTCTTTGGGGTGCCGTTAGTGATGGCTCACTTGTTGATTGTGGAGGCGTTAAGCGTTCCTTTCCCCGTGGTGCGATTATTATTTATCGTGAGTTTTACGGTTGCACAGGTAAGGCAAATGAAGGCTTAAAAATGGGAAGTGCTGAGATTGCTAAAACAATAAAAGAATTACAAATGGGCGAAAAAATGGATGATATGAGAGCTGACCCCGCAATATTCGATGTTTCTTCTGGGCAATCAATAGCGAATCAGTTTGAAGCTCAAAATATTGGTTGGCTTCCTGCTGATAATAAAAGGGTTGCTGGTTGGCAACAAATAAGAGCAAGATTATCTGATAATGAAGATGGAAAGCCTTTATTATACATTACTAAGAATTGCCGTAATTTACTTAGAACATTGCCGTTGATGCAATATGATAAAAGTAAACCCGAAGATTTAAACACTGAGATGGAAGACCACGCCGTTGACACTTTAAGATATTTATGCATGACAAGACCTGTTGTTGTGGAGATTAAAAAACCAATGACAATGCAAGAATCAATGGATTATCAACTTCAAGTACAAAGATTAATTGATGACATAAAGAAGGAAAATCTACTATTGACAAATAAAAATAAATAAATATTATAAAAAATATGAGCATGAACCAAATCGAAACACAAGACGAATTAACTACAGCAAAAGGCGAACGGGCTCTAGTCGAAATTTGGAAGCGTGAAATTGACAATGCTAAAAAATATCACGAAAAAACCAAAGAAACAGCCAAGAAGTACCAAGAAATTTATGAGTCCGAAGAGTCTGAACAAACAAAAGCTGAAATTAATAATCAATTCCCAATCTTTTGGAGCAATACGCAGGTTTTACGCCCACTTCTTTTTAGTAAGCTTCCAAAAATTAACATAACTCAAGCAAATTACAACAACAACGAGATTGCTAGAATTGGAAGCGAACTAATTGAAAGATTATTGACTTATCTATTAAAAGAATCTGATGCTGAAAATCAAATTGAAAAAATTCGAGATACTTTTTTAGTCCAAGGCATTGGCATTCCCCGCATTGTGTTTGTTCCACCTGAGCCAATTGAAATTAAAATTAAAAAGAAAAAAGAAAAGCCAGAAGTTAAAGATAAAAACAAAGATGAAGATGATTATAATGAAGATGAATCATCAACTAAAAATACTTCTGAAGATATGGCGGAAGGAGAAAACTCTGACATGGAAGAAGAATCAATTTATGATGTTGATGAGTCAAAAAAATCATTTAAAATAGAATTTGTTGATTATCAAGATTTTCTTAAATCAACTGAAAAAGAGTGGGACAAATTGCGTTGGATTGCTTTTAAAAAATATTACTCTCGAAGGGAGTTAATTGAATATTTTGGCAAGAAAGGCAAAACAGTTCCGATGACTAACAAAAAATATGAATATCTTGGAGAAGAAACCGAAGATTTATATAAACTTTGTGAAGTCTGGGAAATTTGGGACAAAGAAAATAAAATTTGCCATGACATTACCTTTGCAGGCGATGGTTCTGTTTTAAAAACTGAAAAAGATGGATATAATTTAAAGAATTTCTTTCCAATACCTATGCCGATGGGTCTTAATGATTCTTCC